ACTGCTGCCTTTGCCAATGTATTGAATTCTGTAATTAATGCCAATGGTACTGCTGGATCTGCACATACAGCTACCTCATAATGTTCCAAATCCTTTAAAGAATATGCTATTGAACCGTCTTTCATTCTCATTGGTTCTCTATCTGCCTTTGTAGCTCCACCAAAACTCAGACCCTTATACTGACCTGATTTGATTTTTGCCCAAATATCATTGTCTAATTCATAATTCTTATGTATCTTGCCTGTAATCTTTATTGCAGGATATATTTCTCCATCTGTGTCCTTATAATCTACCTTTGAATAATTGATTCCCTTTCCGATTATTCTATTACTATGCGTATCTGATATAGGTGCTCCTCTGTCTATCCATATTGGAAGAACTTTCATTAATTCATCTACTATTGTAACTTCTCCCTGCTTGTCCTTTACCTGAACAGTGAGATAACCCTCAAAATACCTCTCTCCACTATTAATCGCTGTCAGACCTTTTGTGGTTAGATTTCGGAAAAAGATGGATTCAGCCATATAAATCTTATTTACATTGATATTAATAAAGATTTAGTGAGTGGTGTTTGTTAAAAATACACACACTACACTTGTCTAGTCCTACTCGGATTCTTTCTTTGCCTTACTCACTACATAGTCAGCAGTGAAACCGACTGTCAGTCCTACCAAGACTATTCCAGCATCGGTCAGTCCATCTACTATTTGGACTTGAGCCAGAGCCAGAGCAGCGAAAGTTGCAACAATTAAAGCTCCTGCGAGTCGTCTTACAGAGTAAGCTTCCCCATCAGAACCTAAATAGCCTCTTAGCGTGTTCAGACCTGCTCCTACTGCTGATGCAATAGCGACAAGTATTAATGCTTCTACCATAATGCCAAATACCAAGACCTTGTATTTAAGGATTTAGCATTAATGAGAGTTGAAAGAACCCTATTAATGAACCTACTATAGCCAAACTTATGCCTATAAACGATTTATACATCCCCCTTCTGTCAAGAGTGTGAGATTCATGCTCATCCACCTTTACTTCTAGTTGGATTATTCTGTCGTTATTTTCGTCTATCTTATCTTCCAAACGCCTTATTTCGTCTATTAGATCTCTTTTCATCATGTTTACTATACTCAATAGGAGTTAATATTTTTTCGTGAATCATAACCATGATTATTTCTGGGTGCGTCTTTGCCATCATACCAAACATCGCATCACCGTTTGCCTGTCCTATAAATTTTCCACATTTATAGCATAGCCATATCTCATGGACTCCATCTCCATATCCATATAGCTTCTTACCACAGTCACATACATCTTTCATACATTAAAATGGAAGCATTTATTAATAAGGTTTATGCTCAATATGATATGGGAACTGCTATTTATGTTTATGAGTCAGAAGATGAGTATCTCAGACATTATCATAGAATGGACAAAGAAATAATGTTTTCTGCACCAATACTTGATATTTTTCTAAAGCCTGATAAAAAACTTTGGGTTGTGTCAAAGATTTCAAAACATAAGGAACGACCACAACTAGGAAGAAGCATAGTTCATTTTGTAAATGGTACTGTGTTTGAGTATTCAGAGGGTAATGAAAGACCAATCTTGCATAACAGTGTAACGTTTAATCCAAAAAAAGGCAGAATAGAATTTTTCCCAAAAAAACTAAGAGATGCAGAGTTGGAGATAAGAGTAGACAGGTTTTATGGTATTCCTCCAAACAAAAGGGCATATGTGGATCAAACAAAAAGGTTTTATGACATTTCTAGGGATAGATTGAACTTTATTTTGCAGCATGAAAAGTCCGTTCAAAATTGATTTTATCTTTGAAGAGATAGAAGACCTTCTAAGAATGACAAATCATAGGCTGGAAAACATTGAAATACTACTAGAATTCTTAATGTTACCTCCTGACCTTAGAGAATATAAGAAGGGAGAGGAGATGAGGAGAAAGAAACTTAATGGCGTAAAGAAGTAATCCTTTCTATTCTTGGTTTGAGTTTCAAAATCAACTTTGTGACAGGATATGCTACTATCAAATCAACCAATACACTTTGCCATAGAAAATCTGTGAATTGTTCTCCATCCAACTTGATAACAAACAGCATCCAAGGAACTGTAACAGCAAGATAAGCAGTGGCGAACATTGGAGTTATGATGAGATACTCCAAAACACTAGATACGACATCATGGATACTGCAATCACAATGAAGTCGTTTTCTTGCCCTCTTCCAGTCCATACTGGGATGGTGATTGTTTAATATTTAAATTATCTTCTTATCGACTTGGTAGGATCGTTCATGGCAAACTTCCAATCCTTTCCATGCTTCTTTCTCATGCTTTTCCAAAATGGGTCTTCCTGACCATGATGATCTTCTCTTATTTTAATCATAATTCTTTGATAACATGGCATACAAAATCTGGCATTGATGTTCTCTATATGGAATCTATATAATCCACACACATAACACATTCCGTAATATTTTTCGCCTACAGCGACAAGTAGTGCCTCTCTACCCCTCTTACTTGCACAATCACCACAGATGTCTATAACAGTTGCACTAACTACATCTTTACGAAAGCATAGTAAACATACACCCTCTTTGTAGTTGTCTACCCTAGTCTGTTCGTTCTTTTGGTGTAGATTCCAAAGCTTCTGACCAATATACGAACCTACATTGACTGGTAGCTTCATGCTTCAGCTAACCTTACCTTTTTTAAAGCATCTTGAAGTATTATGTAAATGTTATTTGCGGCATAATCGTTTGTAGAAACTTTTCTACTCATCTTCTTTATGTCTTCAATAGTGTCGTCTATGAGTTTGTAATCTGCTGAATAAACTGAACCAGCCCTCTTTATTGTATCATTATATGCCTTTGTATAAACCTCTATTTTACTCTCTTTTACTTGTACTATTTGCTTTGTAATTTCTTCATGCTTATGTTCTATACCTCCACTCACATGTGAGTGTCTAGTACCGTCTTTATGTTGATGCTCTATCTTCTTTTTCACTGTCATTATCCCACCTCCTTGTTGACTCTAATTCACTCTTTACTATCTCTCTTGCATCCCTAACTGTCATAAACGCCTTGTCTCTTAACTCATCAACAGTCTTTGTCTTCTTCCATCCAAAGTCTACTGATGTCTGCAATATACTCTTAACAACATCAAAATTATCTGGTGTTATACCAGTTGGGTAACTCTTCTTGCTCATTGTAGTTCCTGTACCACTTGAAGGTGATCCCTGTGCAGTTCCTCCAGGATCAGATGGTCTTCCCCTCTTTGGCTCTCCTTGAAAGCTTTGTTTGTTTTCTTTCTTTTGACCCATTGCCGGTCCACGACTTCTTTTATTTTCTTTTGGTGGTTCTTGTTGTGCCATCATCATTGGGTTAATTATGGGGTCTTTTGATACCTTGAATTCTCCTGTATGTGTTCTTTTTACTTCAAATCCCATAGCTTGCATTGCTGCCATGTTCTGTATCTCTGTTGACTGTGTTTGCAGTTCTCTTAGTTTGTCTGTCTCTTCTCCAGCCTTTAGTCGCAACTCCCAGTCGTCAACTCCTAACAAATGTGCTATTTTTCTGTAAAATGATTTTTGAAGTATGTCCTGACCCCATGTTACTGCCCTGTTTGTTATTGTAACTTGTAAGCCTTCTTGTGACCAACCACTAGGCATTTCTCCAAAATAAAGTGGTAAAACACCATAAACTGCTCCAATTATCTGTCTTAATTCCTTTCTTAATGCCATAAACTCTAATTCTTTAAGTGAGCCAGTAAAGTCAATCCACTGTGCCATATTCTTTGCACCTCTTTCACTTTCAACTAAAAGTGGGTGTATCATGTATGGGTCTTCAGTAGCTTTCTGCTCTAACATATCCCAGGATTTTCTGAATGTTTCGTAATTACGTGAAGCAATTACTAACATGCCCCTTGGGGGTCGCATCTTATCAAAATATTTTCTAATATATTCATCCATGTGTGTCAAGGACATTGCCTTTGACCAGACGGAATAAATTGGCGAATAACCATAAATTAATCCCGGTTTATATTTACCGGCTTTCCAAATAACTTCACCCTCACCATAGATAACTCTCTTTGGTTGTGGTATACCGATAGAGTATACGGAGTTAACTTCCATAATAGCTTTTAATGCTTGTGCTCCACACTGGTCACATGTATTTGATGTAAGTCGTTTATCTCTATGTTCAAATCTAGGACATACAAATATTTCGTTTCTTTTATCATCATAACCTATTCTTCCATCACTGTCTGCTATCATAGCAACTTGTGGTGGATCAATTCTTAACATCTCTTTAATCTCTGTTTTCTTTTCTGAAATTAAACCAGTTGAATCGTCTATCCAATAATTCTTCAATATTAACAAATATGCGTTATCAGCAACTTCAAGATCCCTTTCTATCTGTCTTGTTACGTCCTCTAGAGTCTGTTCGTTTGAATTTATTGGCTCGTTTAACAACCCCTCAAGTATTTTCCTATTCTTTGGATTCGGTCTTAATAATTTGGTATTTCCACAACTATCACACATTACGTCATCTTCAACAATTTTTCCTTGATTTGTTTTATTTGTAGTTCTTCGCTTCGATTTTGGCAGTGAATTATCTTCATTATCCTGATTTGATTGGAAAGGTTGCTCGTCTGGAAGGTTTGTTATAAGTGGTTCATATTGGAACTCTTTTCCGCAATTTGTGCACTTAAACTTCCATTTTTCGACAATTTCGAAGCCATTTTTGAATATTTCGCGATTTAATGTCTCAACTGGAATTCTCAATGCATCGATATTATCTGCTAATTCGTATATCATTATTAGAGGGAACGGAAAAATTGGAAGCTTTGCTCCTGTATCTGTAGCCATATATGGCTGTGCGATGCTTGGTCTTGTGGTAGTATTGGTGAAAGCCTTGTCTATTGTACCTCTACCAGACATAAAACCCTTAAAAGTTTCCCATCTACCCATAGTCTATTCACAAGTACCTACTTAATAAACTTTGTCAGTTTTTGTAATGTTTTTGTTATGTTTTTGTTCACGAACCACCTTCTAATTAGGTACTTTCGGGCAATCGCTATAGAAGAATAGATTACTGAAATACTTAGCATTGTAGCAATATTATACTCATCTATTCCATTTGTAAAATAAGGCAAAACGAAAAAATTCACAGGTAAATAAAGC